ATGCAAAAGGAAAGCAAAAGCAAAAGCAAGAAGCGTGTTCCTACTCCCATTGGAAAGATCATTCTCGATCGTCTGGATCAGAGAAATATTATGCAGAAAACGGTGTCTACCGCTATCGGGTGGTATCGCCAGCGTTTTGAGAATCTGCTCTATAATCCAACGATGATTCTACCATTGCCAGTCGTATTTCGGATTGCGAAAACAATTAGTCTGTCTCCTATCCAGTTATTACTGCCACTTTATGGCCGGACAAACGATGAGGAGAACATGACGGTAAAGTCGATCCTGATTCTGGATCGCTTTCTTCGTCTTCCTGAACCACAGCAGGAAGTTGCGATGAAGCTGCTGGACTCCCTGGTTGAGGCAGGAGAAGTGGAGTTGACGCCAGAGCAGAAAGATGTGCGTGATCGGCTGGTGATGCTGCCAGATCACTATCCATCGAAGAAGAAGCCTTCTCCCCCTTCGGGATCGGAATCTGAGGTGGAAGAGGAAGCCTGAGAAAGACAGAAAGAGAGAGCGTCGTTTCCTTCTTGGCCGGTCGGAATACGGACGCTCTCTCTTTTCCCTGATTTTGTTATGATTCTATTCCCCAGACGGCACTGCCAAACATGCGGATCGCATCGTCTTTGTCCCCTACTTCCTCAGCCAACTGGTCGAAGAGAGGGTTGATCGCCAGGAGATGTCCATTAATAATCTGATGCGATCCGCATGTTCTGGGGTCCTTGAGAGCAGATTCGGCTGCCTGGTACTCAGCCTCGATCTGCTCCATAAGTCTACTCACCTCGCTGATATGCTTTTCCTGGTGCATGCCAGCCATGATACAAGGTCCTTTCTCATTGGAGAATGCAGAATATAAATGCGAAATATACAAGAAAACCTTTTATGTCCCATCGGCGCTTCTGGTGACGGCAGAAGTACCGAGTGACCATATTTACATGATACGCTATTTCGCGTATACTACTAGTGACCTATTGGTCCCGTTTTACATGACTTGCCACGTATGATATACATACATACAGAGTGAAAGGAAAAGGAGTATCTCCCCGATGAATATGAGTATTGAAAATGACTATCATTATGGCAAGACGATTCGTGCCTATCGCAAGCAGCGAAAAATGAGTAGTGCTCTATTGGCGGAGCGCTGGCCGACTGGACCAATAGATGCCAGCTATATACGGAAGGTCGAGTCTGGACGCAAGGTTATTGGCAGTGTTGATGTGTTGCGCCAGCTCGCGGAAATCCTGGATATTCCTCTGGAAGAGTTTGGTCTCTCGTCCTATAACCCCTTCAATCCAAATACACTACCAGGCCAGGGCATGCTTCTGGTCGAAGAAACGCTGGAGACGGTTGAGATGCTCATTGACAATACCTGGACGCTTCGTAGCACATCTCCCCTCTCCAAGCTGGTGAAAAATACCGATAAGCTCTACCAGCTCTGTACGCGGCTTCAGCACTATGCCTACCCTGGGACACAACTTGAGGCTCGCTTCTTACGACTTATGGCTGATATGCATGCGATTCGGGCCGTGGTTAAAGTAGAGCAGAAGGATAATGCCGGGGCAATTGCCTGCTACCAGGATATGTATCAGTGCTCTCAGCAGCTCGGAGATCCCGGGCATATCGCGCATTCTCTGATGAATATCGGAGTTGAGTATGAGCGAAACGATGAGAAGAAAGAAGCGGTGACCTATCTTGAGCGTGCGCGAGATGAGGCATTGCGTGCCAACAAAGCGTGGCTACCACTCATTCTCTCCTACCTCTCACGTGTGTATGCCAGTGATCAGCAGGCAGATGCCTTTGAGCGTGTCTCTGAGCAGGCTGATACCCTCTCCTATCATCTGGCAGAGGAAGAGCCAGGGGATCATATCTGTTACAATCGTAGCGGTGTGCTGGCTGAGCGGAGCTATGGCTACATCACAATTGGTCAGCCACAGAAGGTGATCGCGATGGAGTCAGAGATCCGCGAGCAGATTCGGTTGGATCATAATATTCGGCTGGATATGTGGATTGAGCTGGACTATGCCAATGCCAATCGCGATCTGAAAGATCTGGAACAGGGCATCCATTATTGTGACCAGTTCTTGAGCAAGGCCAGGACGCTGCAATCAGATCAGGCGATAGATCGTGCTGGTCGCTATGCGGCTGGCCTCTTTGCTTCTCATCCAGAGGTCCAGGTGGTAAAAGACTTTCATGAGCGTCTTGTCACCGAGCACATTCTTCAGTTGGCATAAGAATAGCGCGAAACATACAGCGAAAGGCCCGACCTCCCCCTCAAACACTGAGAGAAGAGTCGGGCCTTGTATTGTTAATTGCTGTACTGGCTACACCATTGAGCTAGGATTGGTAATTCTTCATCAAGGATATAATAGTTCTTCGACATGACCAGGATCAAAAAGACTTCCTCTGGTTCTTCCCTATAGTGCATATAGGTTGTGGATACTTTTGCAGCCCAATAGCCCTTTGCGGCGTTGAGAATAACAAAGGTATCCTCATCAATCGTCCATTTGTAACGGTGAGTAATGTATTCACGAGATTGCTCGATCATCTGTTCTTTCCTTCTCAGTGTTTTATTGCATACTTCGTCGTCCACCGACAATGCCCCAATTACTCAGGACATCACGCTCTACCAGATTGGTGAAAAAGTCGGCATCCTCCTGATTCCAATTATTAGCATTCTTTGATGGAATGCTCACCTGGGAATATCTTTTCGTAGGGCCAGGTGTGATTGTTGCATCTGGGTAGCGTGTAGTAATCTGTTGTAAGTCGCTGTTTTCGTAGGGTTGAATAGTCACTGTAACCATGTATGTATCCTCCTCAGTGTTTTTAACTAATGCTTGCATAGATACATGTTGGCTGAGCACCATAGCTCTGGCTGACTAGGAGAGCATCTGGCTCAAGCCACATAGTCGTTTTTGCTGGTAATCGATGAGCTAGATTTATTCCAGCTTTCTTCTCAGCCTCGTCCAGGAGAGCGTCTGGATTATAATCGACGCTGATCGTACTGGGCTGCCTTTCCTCGATAACTGAGAGCAGAGCTTGCTCAAATTTTTGGATGTCCTCTTCAGGTATGGGGGCATATCCACCGAGAAACATCATCAATCTAGCTTCCTCGTTGAACTTTTCATTTCCAACATTATGTGTGGGATAGTGGCGAAGCTGGTCAGCCCACCATTTGGCTGCATGTTGATTTTTATTCATGTATTCTTCTCCTCTATTTTTCAGCTTGCATTTTCACTGTCAGCGAGTTATACAGAGAACGTGAGGGTATGACAGGATTACTCTACTCTCCGTGGGAACCTCTTGCTAGCCCCAAAGGGTTAGCGGCTATTCCGTTGAGGTCTAGCCGCCCCTGTCAATCATTTAGATACATCAGTAGCCATAGTATTAATGCCAACACTCTTGTAAAAGCTTTTGATGACATTGCGAACAATGGATAGTAGGTCATCGTACTCTACTTGAAGAATACTCAATTCTTTTGTAACCTCACAGGCTAATTCCTCGGTGCTTATAAAGCAGTTACCGTTTTCTCTAACCGCGACGTTTTGAATATTGTTTAAGGCACATCGCTTGATATCGTTTGCTGTTGTGTGTTTAAATTGTGGATGCATTACTACAATTCCTCCCAATAATCTAAAAGGCGGCGTAAAGACCGCTCAACACTAGCATAGCCGGGTTTATCCGCCTTTCCCGCGATATACTTTAATGCTTCCATTAGTTCGCGGCGTTTCATTGTTGGATTAAGCCTTTTTAGGCAATCCTCCATTGCTGGTCGTTCTTGTTCTGGTAATGTTGGAACGCCTGAAGAGGTTTTAGCTTGCAAGGAATTTTGTATCGCATAACAGATAGTTTCGATCTTTACTGCTAGTTTTACCATATCATTTATCCTCCGTTCGTTCTGATTCACCGACGTAATCGGAAGCTGCCGGGCGCGAAGGCCCGGCAGCTTAAATTAAAATGGGTGTTTATCCAGGTCGCTAAGGTCGTCTGTTAAGACGGGGGCGTTAGCCATATGAGTAACAACAGTTTTAATGTCGCTTACAACCTCTTCCAAAGAGCGGTTATTTTCAAAAGATTCTTCGTACACGTCTCCCTTATTTCCGACTCCCACAGGCGCTATTTCCCCTCCATTAATGTTATAATAGGTTATATTCTCTTTGGGGATAATACGAATAACATCATTATCTCTAATGTGAAAACGGTTATCCTCAAACTTTAGAAAAATACCTTGTCGCTTAATTCCAGGGGTATCGATTGTTTTAAATGTGACAAGGTATTGTCTGGGAACTTCGTCAAGTACCATATCCATAATCCACGTGTAGCCCTTCCACGTTTGATAATGCGCTTGCTCGTTGGCGCTTTGTTGTGACCATGCAAAAATTGCTTTGTTTTTTACAGGCGTGTCACATCCCATGATTTCCTGAAAAACTGTATAGATATAGCGTTTCATTGGACCCATGTTCTTACTCCTCCTGTAATGTTCTGATTATCCCGAATAATCCGTAGCTAATTACGCTCACTCATGATGTGATATCGTATTTCATGTTTATGTAGCGCTTCTTTGAGCGTTTCATTCATACAAGACCACACGATACAACTACCATATTCTATGTGGCGTATATACCAATCTTTACCTTTTTCGCCGCACATGAAAAGTGAGTCTTCTACTGCTTCCATTTTTTCTTGTGGGATAGTTGCTAAAACTTTCATGATTCTCTTTCTCCTATCTACTGATTACTGGGGCAAATCAGTAGCTATGACTTTACTTCTTCTAGTTCTGCCAAGAGTGCCGTATATGTTCTGATTTCTTTCTCGTCGCGTTCACATCGACCAGAGGTAAGGCCATCGATATACGCATGAATAGCAGGAGTTGATGTTCCGAAATCATGCGAGAGAACGAGTTCCCTCAACGATTGATATTGTTTAACCTCCTCTTGGCGTTGTGCTATAGCTTTCTGGTAAATGTCTCGGCATTCCTCTTTTGAAGGGGGCACTCCATATTGCGACATTGTGTCTTTCTCCTCTCTGTATCTGTATAACTTTCTTCACAATGATCTACGAAACAGTGAGGGAAAGAGGAATGACTGCCAGCTCTTCCCCTCTCTTACATTAACTGTATATGATGTCGCCCAGGAGACTACACTGGACAAGACAATCAGCAGTCTCAGCATCAGAATTTTCTTTGGTGATATTGGCAAAGTGGTCTGGATACTTCTCAGCCAGGATCTGAAGTCCTTTTTGAAGAGTTTCCTGGTTTAGAAGCATGATGCCATTATCATCATCTTCGATATCCTTGATCATAATGGCACCACCAGGATTGAGTGGGTAGTCCTGGCTCCAATGACCATCATCACATTGTGGATCAGTTGTTTGAAACTCCCAGGATGTGGGCTCCTTGAGTTCTGTGATCTCAGCCCAGTATTCTGAGTAATTGGAGTCAGTAAATGAACAGAGGACATCAGCAATGAGCTTAAATGTGAGTGTCTGGGTTATGGTAAAGTCTGCCATGGTGTCTTTGTCCTTTCTTCTGTAGGCTACTGTTGAATTGCTTGCTTAATTTCATGTTTCAACAAATTCCACTGGTTGTCTGTGGCGTTGATATACCACTGGGCAGCTACGCATCTGGCATCAGTCCGATAGATATTATCCAAGACTTCTTGCACTGTCTTGAAATTAACATTGGACAAGTCCTGGTCCGATTTACGTAACTCTGAACGAATTGCGCCGAGTGTGATTTCACGTTGTTCTTTCTTTGTGCGTCGAACTTTCTGGCGACGTGGTAAACCAGCTTTTACTCTCATCATCTCGTCAAATGCTGAATTCATCTTCTTCCTGGTCCTTTCTTATGAAGAAACATCGAGGGGGTAAATGAAGAGAAATGTTGCGAGAGAGCAAGGGGGTTCGCAACATTTCTACGACAAACGAAGAACTACTGGTCTTTGAGTGTACGCACCCACTCGTTGGCGACTCGCTCGCGGGACCAGCCACAGGTATCCGTCAGGTGAATGATGCCCTGGATGACGGTTGCCCGATCTTTTTCCCAGCCTTCTGTAGCGGGTATGTCATACTCAACATTTGTATCAATGCCGAGATCATCAACAAAGATATAGTGGTCATTCATGCCAACGAGATTGTCATAAACCACCTCGAAAGACATATGAGGATGTTCAGCCATATAAGCTGCTGTAATGGTGCAGGCGTAGATGGTATCGACTTCAAGCTTTATAAAATGTCCTTGAAGAGGCTCTGTGTACTGGCAGCCCTCCAGGATCAAGTCGGCCAGTCTATCGAATGGTGAACGGTTCTCTTCTGGTGGTGTTGTGGTAGTGATGATAGATGTTGTTGTCATGATTGGTGGTCCTTTCTTTTATGTTTATAACCAGGACATGATTTCTGCTGTTTTAATCCACTCGCCGATACGTTTACGATCCCAGTTGAGTTCATCATTCAGATAGATCACTGCATCCTCAATCAGCATGGAGCAACCATTAGGAACAAGGATTTTTGTTCTATAGGGAAGTTCGATCTTTTTGAATAACGTACAGACCTGTAGAGCGAAACTACCGTGTTCGCTTTTCTGAAGAGCCTCTGGATTATCGCTAAGGAGAGCGCATCCTATAGCACAGGCATGGATACCATCTTCCTCCTGGCATATGTATTTTGAGATCAGAGGTAATGTCTTGTCAGCCCCAGCGATGATGAGATCGCCAAGTTGCTCTAATGGTGTTGGTTGTGTCGTTGTTGGTATATTTGACATGAATCAGTCCTTTCTTCTTAGTGTTTCTTCCTACTGTTCGTCATCGGCAGCACATTCTGCATCCGCGTTATTGCCAGCGATCATTGCTTCGAGATGGAGTAATGATGTGTGACAGCTATAGAAGCATTGTGCCTTCATATGGTCATCCTGGCAGTGACAGTGATGCTGCTGACGTGCACGATAATGATTGTATTCGGCTGCCAGCATCTGGAGGATAGTGTTCCGATCCTCGGGTAGTTCTCCATCGTTGATGAGCTGATCATTGGCCTCACCGGAGTCAATGTACTCCTTAATACGGTTGGCAATCAGCTCATCAACGTAGAGATGTTGATTGGACTTCTCCTGGTCAGTTTTGGGATCTTGTCCTACTACAAAGGTATCAGGTTTTATCACAGTGATCGTTCTAAAATTCTCTGTGAGCTTCCTGACATCATCTTGTAGGGGTGTGGGATAACGTGATACCAGCAACGTGCATAGATTTGCCAGGAAATTGCAGGCTGCGTTCTGGTCGATCGTCATGGTTGGTTTGCCATTGCAGGCTTTTTCGGTCTCACATGCGATGTTGATTGCATCTCGCCAGATGGTGAAGTGCTCAGTAAATGATGTCATAATGGTGATCCTTTCTTCTCAGTGTTTATTCTTCCATTGCCCAATATATTGGCTCAAGTATCTCCTCTTCCATTTGATCATCAAAAAAATTATCGCCGAGGAGATCATCATCCAAGTAGGGCAGATCATCATCTGGCTCAAGCATCTTCTCTTCCATCTTCTCGAAGACACTCTCGTAGACTTCCTCACAAGAGATGTCTACATTTTCGACGAGTGCAGCGCGAAAAGGTCCGATCGCCCAGCGATACTGCTGCGGATCAAGTAAGACCCCCCAGGTCGCCAGGGTGATGAGCCAGGTGTCATCACCCTGATAGGACTCGTAAACCCATAGATCACTATTGCGCGGGTTTATAGGGAATCCACGCTTAGCAATATACTTACGAGCTTTACGCATTGCCCCTCTGGGTGTCTGGGCCCAGAAGATGTGCCCACGTGGAAACGGCCACCGTGTCGGGTGATTGCGTGTTTCGTATATCAGAGCTTTCACCAGATAGGGTTGTGTCTGCATATGTACAACTCCTTTTGTGTGTTTATGACTGTGAGGAATATGAGGGAGTCTGATTGCAGAACTCCCCAATCGCTACGCTACTCAACCTCTGTAAAATCAGGCACCCATGGGCCTTGTGGAAGACTGCGCTTATTACCAAAGCAGTCCCGATACCAGAAGAGCGAGGGTTCCCAATCCTTGGGATTGCCATCACTGGAGACCTGGATCTCTGGGCAGTGATATTTGATTACCATCAATGTGGCACAAACGATCAGATCGTAGGGCTTCCCACGAGTCTTGCAGCAATCGAAAAACAAGCCACTCTCAACTTTTTCGGTATCTTCAAACTGCCAGGATTGTGGCTCAAACACTCGTGGGAAGTACATTGTTTCACCTGAGAGATGTCTGCTCTCATCGCCATTGAAGGAGATAAGTTGATCGGTGATTTCTGGCTCTCCTTCACCCCAAGCGTTGTGAATGGTGAGAGGATATTTGCCGTATTCTCCGCCTGCGTTGAAACTATGATTAGGTAGGTGCACAAGGAGTACCTGAATGTCTTTAACGATGTTGTTGTAGCGCTCCTGGTCAATTTCAGTCGGACGATTCCAGTAATGTGTATAACCCATGTTTGTTTCCTTTCTTTTTGTGCTCAACTGTGCGTCAATGCTACGCTATTGTGATGTGATGATGCCAATGCATCGATACAACGAATCCTGGTTTTTGTGTTTGAGCTTGAAGAGGGTACCCATTATTCACAATTCTCGCGTACCAAAGCCTCTTCTCACTCGTCTCTCCCCACTCAACGGCTCGTCGTCCTTCTCTTTTCCCGTTCCCCTGCTCTTTTCCTCTATTGTACTCTGTTTTATGTATAAAGTCCATACTCTCTATGTATGATACATATACTCACCTGTGTCCAGTACGTGTACCTGACGTGTCCGAGACAGCATCTTCTCCCGTGTATGTGCGTACGTGTGTCCGTACGGATGTGCGTAGGCATGTGTGCGTGCGTATGAGCACATCTGTGCGGGTGTCCGGCCCAATGGGGCCTCCCGTCCGTCTCATGCGTACGGCTACGGATGGACGGATGCGTGCGAATGTACGTGCGTACGGGTACGAATGTGCATGTGTGGGTGTGTGTAGGTATGCATGAATCCTCAGTGAAGGGGGAAATATGCTCAATAATGCTCGAAAACACGGGAAAATACCCACAAATCCATGGTTTTTGTCGAAAAATGGCTCACATTGTGCTGGTTTGAGCTCAAACACTGAGGGAAAACGTTAAAAGTGTCGAATTTCTCGGGAAAATACCCACTGTGCACAGCAAATAGACTGCAAACTGGGTGACAGACACGACAAAAACCAGAATGCCTGCTCCGAAGAGAGACATCCTGGTGATGGTTAGGCAATGTCGCGGAATCTGATGCCGATCAGCTTTCCATTTTCTGTTCCACCGATACTAATATCTTGGTGGTATTTCCTGAATTGCCAGCAAACCTGGACGGCTTCGAGCATCTTCTCACGTTCATAGGATGGGAAGGCCATGCCGATGGAGCACACATCTCCTGCTTTGAGACCAACATAGACACTAATGGCATTACAGGAGATGTGATAATGGGTACACTCAGAATGCTCAGGGATAATGCGCTCAAAGATGCCACATTTGAGACGATCGGCCTCCTGTGTAAGCAGCTTGCGATCCGTGAATGTCTCAATGCTTGGCGTCCCCAGGATGAGGCACAGTCTCTGGTAGAGATCCGTATAGGTCGTGGAATACTCTTTATCGCGAACAATCATAATCTGGTCGATAACCATGGTTTTGGGAACTTCTAAGTACTGCATGGGTGGAGATCCTTTCTTATAACAATGAGAACAAATAGTCGGGGTCCTGGGAGAGTGATGCCTCGATCTCGATAGCATCCCAGCTCCCTTCCTCATCGAGCAAATTGCGTGGATCATGATCCTCTGCGATGAGTGTCACCAGGCCAGCCTGAGCATCGACCTGATAGCTGGCGTATTCATATCCCTGAGTGTCCAGGGCCTCGCCAACCTTATTAAATATGCCTACCCGAGATGTAATGCCAAGTGTTGCCAGTGGAATGCGAGCTTTGGGGAGAGAATGACGAATGTGTGTAGCCATATGCTGGCCCTCCTGTACGTGCGTACGTGCGAGAGATCCAGGTGTGCGTGTTTGGGTGTGTGTGCACGTGCCTGGTCGTGTTCTCTCGGCGTGCCGTCGTCCTTCTCTTTGGGTGTTGGGTGTGTTTCGTGGGCCAGTTACACACAAAAAAGAGAGGTATCCTCCTTTGTGGGGAGAACACCTCTCATGTGGTTATGCTCGTGGTGGTCGCTGTGGTCGTGGTTTTCGCCATGGTGCTGGCGGTCGCTGTGGTCGTGGTTTTCGCCATGGTGCTGGCGGTCGCTGTGGTCGTGGTTTTCGTGGCAACGGAGGCCAGATTTCCACGAGAGGCTGTCCGTTTTCATCGGTAAATTCGCTGCTTAGTCTTATAGTGTAAGTGATCATGATCTTCCTCCTCTTTGTTTGAAACAAGAGGCATCCTCCTTTGTGGGGAGAACACCTCTCATATTTAGGGATTACTCTTCGGTGTTGTATCCATCGAGCCGTCGCTCTGCTTCTGCCTGTTCCTTTTCTCCCCATACAGGCTCTTCAACTGGTGGTGGGACGGTCTCCTTCAGGGGCTGGAATGTCTCATCGATCGATGCCACTGCTGGGAGCATTGTCACTCCCTGGGCTTTTGCAATAAACTGATGGACTTCCTGGTCGGCCTTGATTAATGAGGGCAGGAAGACAGGCTTCTGATACGCCAGTGCTGCCTCAATCATACTCACTCCGCCGCCGCCCCAGGTATGTGTCTCTGCACTCTGGCTAGAAACGCACTGAGATACGACAACTGCATCAGCTAGCCATGCCATATGCAAATTGCGCTCTTTGGCTCGCTCCATCGACCAGTTCTCTCTCCACTGGAAGCGCGAGAGCAGGAGCATTTGTCCCGCTTCGATATACTCCTTCAATTCATTCCAAACCTCACGTCGGATTGTCCCGAATCCTTGAGGTAAGACAATTACTACTTTGCCACCCATCTTGAGAAACTCGTTGATGGCAATCAGATCTTCCTTACGTAGGCCGCCTGAGAGTAAAGTATAGCCCTCTGTCTCTAACCAGGCACAGGCCCTCTGGGTACGAAGCTCACCAAAGGATTCGTATTTCTTTGTAAGGATAATATGAACCAATCTCCCACTGGCGATTGACTCATCGCCGATTGCAAAGAATCTTCTATCTTGATCCTTGCCTTTGCGAAGCGTAACATTGTGCGCTTTTGTTGACACAAGGTGAGGATTGACTACAGGTGTAGCCAATTGCTGGATCTCAACTTGTGTGTCCAGTGCATCGACTACTTTTTCCTCAATGTTTTCTTCGGTAACGATTGTTGCGTTGGTGGTGGAGATGTTAGCCATTGTGTGGCCCCTTTCTTGTGTGGCTGGCATAAATGAACCAGCGTTTTTATCTGTACCAACTGTAGGTACATGCACACTCCGCGTGTCGTCGTCCTTCTCTTTGGATCGAGCGTAAAGGACACAACAAAAAACCCTGATCCTCTCTTGGGTGTGAGAGAACCAGGGGAAGTAGTTAGTTGAATGTCACTGGATCAAGGTCAAAGCTGATCGGTGTGTAGATCTCATAATCCACGCATTCTTCTACAATCGTATCATCAAGTGCCTCATCCAGGAGATTCTCAATAAGACGATTCCGCATTCGGATCGTGAGATACAGGCCAATGATGATAATAATGAGACCAATGATAAAGAGAGAAAGAATAAGGATATCCACGAGTGTGCTCCTTTGTAGGTAGGTGAATTGACCAGAACCAATCGTCTGGTACACCTCCTTCTGGCGGCTCGTCGTCCTTCTCTTTCTACCGAACGATATGTACACACAAAAATAGGCATGATCCCCCTCAAGCGAGAGGAACCATGCCGAAGAGTTATAGAGCAAGGATAGATTTATACTGGTTGGGTGTGATCATCTGAGCTCGACCACTGTTGACCAGATCATCAACTAATCGATAACTATTGGGATGTTCACGATGATCATCATGATCAGGTTGTGGAACAAAGACTGGAATGTTATGGACCAGTGCCCAGTTTATCGCATGGCGTGTACCACTATTACGATCGCCCTGGACAGCAATAATAGCATCCGAGAGCATCGCTTGATGGGCATCACGCTCAATCATACGACGAATGAGCAACTCTCGCTCGTAGACACGTTGCTGATATGCTGTAACGAGTGTACCACCAGCATCGATGATCTTTGCAGCCAGCCCACGATTCTCGGGTGGATAGATATCATCGTAGGTTTGTGGAGGGTTATTGAGCACTGCTATCGTTGATCCCGTACTATCAACGCAGCCCTGGGCAGCAGCAGTATCAATGCCCAGAGCCAGGCCATGAACAATGGTTGCGCCCCATTCAGCGAAGAGTCGTGCGGTTCTATACGCTTGCCGCATACCCTCTTCAGTTGCCTGCCGTGTGCCAATGACAGCAATACGTTTGCGTCGTGGTGCGTTGAGCAGTACTGGATTACCCCAGCAATACCACTCGGCAGGTGCGTATGCCTGCGTTCGTAGAACATCGGGATATCTCCGAGATTGTTTGGTAATGGTATAGGTAGAGAGTGCTGAGAATACGGTATGATCCATTGTGCGTGTAACCTCCGATATGTTCGTTATAGGGTGGAGAATCAGTACCAAGTGACTGATCACTTTTCTTCAGTGTTTCTCGTCCTTCCCTTATTCCCAATAAGGCACAACAAAAAACCCTGATCCTCTCTTGGGTGTGAGAGAACCAGGGCCTGTATTAATCGTCCAGCTCGCCAGGAACTGGAGCGTATTTGAGACGACGGGCAGCTTTGCGTTGTTGGGTGATTTTGATACCGCGAGAATTATAGTGTTTTTGCGCACGCTCGTGGGTATCACGAAGACGATAGGCATGATCTGGGCGTGGTTGGCGACCAAAGATCTCGATCATCTCCTCATCGTTCCAATCACGAACGGTCTGTTGGGTGTGTGGTGTGCGATATTTGTACATGTATTCCTCCGAAGATGTATTCGTACGGATAGACACAGCGTCTACTCATGCACATAGGTGCGTGTCGTCGTCCTTCCCATTCCTGATGCACACACAAAAAGAGGCAGAACCACTCTCGTGTGAGAGCGATCCTGCCTCCGTGTCAAATGTTTGTCCAGTGATAACTATCGGGAACGAATTTTTCAATATCCCGAATATACTCCTTATGCTCCTTTAGCTCAGTCAATGCCTTCTCGTGTTCTTCAAGCAGAGTGCTGTACGTACCCAGGTCCTGCTGTTCCTGGTCCCTCATTTGCTGGAGATCGACCTTCAGCCGATCAGTTTTGAGGATAAAGAACCCAAGTACAAGCATGAGTACGGCGATCAGGGCATCAATAGCAAGAGCAAAAGTAAAATCGAACATAATGTACCTCCTGTGGTGTGTAAAAGAAGTGAGCACCAGAACCAATCGTCTGATACATGTACTCAGGTGCGCTTGTCGTCCTTCCCATTGATGCGTGGGAGTGATGTACAGAGAGTGGGCAGTAGGCAGGCTGTCGAAGAGAGGCGTACGATACGAGAGGAACGACCCCATGCACCAATTCTGGTTGCTTTATCCCTCTAGGTACTGACCTCCCAAAATAGTATTTTTCCGAAAGCCTTTCCTCTCCAGGGGAAAATCACACAAGCGATCATTCCACCAGGAAAATATGCGTGGCTCGGCGTGCTCTGCTATGCTGGTGGAAAATCTGGACAATCTCTTGAATTGATCTATCCAGAAGGAGAGCATCCTGTGTTTTCTATCAGAAAGGATTTCTATGCAATCTGAATCTTCTGATCCTGCCTCATCTGAAGCAGGAGAGCGGAACCTACCCGTTGTGCGGAAAGAGTTATTGCCAGCAGTGATACAGAGTATGACAGGTCTTTCCCAGGAATATGATCTCTTAGTGGAGCGCCAGCGTCTCTATGCGCGACAACAACAGGAAGCGCTTTTGTCTGACCATCGAGATCTGGAACCTATTGAGGAATTGCTTATGGATCATAAAGAAGTAGAGCAGCACCAGGATCGGCTCTCCTGGATGGCACAGATGACTGAGCAGTATCGTCAGTATCTATCTGTTTCTGCCCACTGGTCCATTTCTTTCTCCGTGTTTTGTCCCCAGGATACAGACCATCAGAGAGAAGAGACGGTAATCTCCTGGAGTGAAAAGACGAACAGTGTCCTTCTCCTTATGCCATGTACCTATAAACTCTCTCGGATGCGCTGGGAACTAGTTGCGGCTCTTCTTCAGGTGAGTTGGGCTTCCTCACATGATTTTGTTCGCTATGCGCTTTCTCCTTCGATGGCACATCTGGAGGAATTTCGTGCGTTACGACAACGTGAGGCTAGAACTCTAGCCTCAATTCTTCTTGGATATCATCCAGAACAAGCCGAACGTCTCCAACGGAATACTCGCTTTCGCTGGCAGCAGCAAAGACCCAACAATAACAGCACAGAGAAGGGAGAGGGGGTATCATGACACTATCTGGTCGCGGCCTCTGGTTCGGTGCTGATAATGGTTCTGGTGGGCGTCTGCTTTATACAGAAGCAAGCTGGACAACAGCCTGTGCGGCGGCGGCTGCCTGGGGAATATCAGTGCTGCATCCAAAGGTCGCTGATGGGGGTGAGATCTGGTACAGTGATGCCGATCTTCAGATGCTGGCACGTGTCGCGCACGCTTTCCATCTAAAGTGCGTGCCCTATCACTGGTGCTATGGCGGCAATCTTCTAAGTATTGAAGCTTCCGTCTGCGCTCATATCGGTAGTATCTTTGATGGCGTCTCCCCTGATATTGAGATCCAGTGGGAGAATCCTCAGAGTGCCTCCTGGGCTGTCCAGTTTGGGCAACTGGTCCGTAAGGTCTATAGTGGGCCAATCTATCCAACAAGCTTTGCCAACCCAGTCCAGCATCCTCAGATCCCCTACATTCAAATGAATACATGGGCCACCGGCTTTTTGCCCCAGGTCTACTTCTCCTATTGGACGCCTCCAACTGCTCAAAATGCGGCCAACTATGTCTATCCACAATGGGTCCAACTGGATGCTGCCTGCCGGGCTGCCGACAAAAAGGCGCTGGCTCCGATCTATCCTATTATCTGCCTGGAAAATGCTCCTGCCCAGCAAGAGATTGCCAACTGGCTGCATATGATGGGTGGCTATGGCTACTGTGGATTCTGGTATTCTGCGCTCTATGGAAGTTATGCGCGGACCATTTTACAGGCACCTGTTCCCAGACTTGCATCTCAATCAATCCCACCGGAGGAAGAAGTGATTACGATTACGATCAGCGATCCCCATGTTGCCACCTTCTTTCGTGGCATCTCTAGTAGTGTGTGGCTCTGTCCTTCAACAGGGAAACATCTCCAGGGTCGCATCCTGACCTTCTATATAACCTTTGGCAACCATGGCTATTGTGGCCTGACCTATATGGGTTTGCCAAAGACGGATGAGATTAACCCGAACGTCGCGGGACATCCAGAGATTCGTGTCCAGGGCTTTGATAATTGTTCAGTTGCCTATGATCCGCATCATGTATTACCAGGGGCACCGGCAGCCGCTGGCGAGGTTTATCTGCTCAGTGTTGAAAATACACCACAGTATACAGATTTGATCAATAAGCATATCGCGCTAGAACAATCCTATAACGATGTTGTCTCAAAAAAGAATAAACTGGTAGATACCAATACCCAGCAGAGTGCAACGATTGCTGCTCTCAGGCAAGAGCTGTCAGCAGACACAACAACGCTGGCGAAACTTCAGGCAAGTGCGCAGACCGATGCTGCAACCATCACTGACCTTCAGAACAAACTGACGGATGCACAAAGTAGACTGACCGCGCTGGAGAATAGTACCCAGAATGCTGCCCAGTTAGAGCAGGATCTTGCCGATCTACAACAGAAGATTCTGGAAATTACAGCTATCCTGCATACGACACAGCCTGTTACTGTCGCATAGTCTTAAAAGAAAAGGAAAGGAAAACGCATCGATGTGTGAGATATCACTCTATGATGATGACCCGGAAGACGAGCAGCCATCTGAGTCAGAAGAAAACACTGAGAAGAAAGATCAGGAGAAGTATTCTCTTTACCCAGGAGTCTTTCAAGCACAATGGCTCAGACGGTCAACAGAAGAAGAGGAGCTGGAAGCCAGGCTCAATATTGATTTGGATGAGTATCGATCCATACCTTCAACTGGTCCACTTCCTATAATCAATCCACAGGAGTCTTCAACAGCAAAGTTCTCTCTTCCCAGGAGTCAGGATACACCAGATCTCTCCCCTCTTATCCAGGCGCAGGTCAGGACACCTATTGATCCAATGGGGGCAATTTCCTTCTCCATTGCGCCATCGTATCGAGCAGTTGCACTTATCCTCTCAAAAAAAGAGCATCAGACACATCCCAATCTTCCCTGTCCCTGTGTGCTCTTAGATGAACGGCAGATTACTGAAGTGATGGTAACGATGCGTGCACTCCTCATGACGTTGCGTGAAATGCCTGTCCCTGAAGTACGCTATGGACAGGATGGCGAAAGTGTCTAACCCTGGAGGAAAGGAGATCGTCAGTGATCTCCTTTCCCCTTTCTTTCCTCCTATCATGTTTCTCCCCTATCTCCTCTTCCCTCCATGCATCTATGAAAAAATTTGAAAAAGCGAGTCAGTTTACCCTTACCGCTCTGGATAAAGAGATCCTGACCTATGCTCGCTACGATATCGATCTCTGGGCTCAGGGCTACTTCGATGAAACCCTCTTTCCCTTCCAGCGCTACTTCTACCATGCCCCACAAAAAGACAAACTGCTGATTGCCGGTATTCGTACGGGCAAGTCTCACTTTGCCGCTCGTGGTGCTATGCATATGATGCAGTTCAATCCAGGCTCGCGTTTCCTCAATACCTCCATCTCCAGTGAGCAAGCCAAGATCGTTTATCAAGCCTGTCTGCAACTCTGTAATGCGCCCCGCTTCTCCCACTGGATTGAGCATGTCCAATCCTCTCCCTATCCGCTGATCCGACTGGTCAATGGCTCTGAGTTGTGGTTTCGCTCTATTGGCTATGATGCCGAGTTGATTCGTGGCTTCGAGTTCGATCTTATCTCAGTGGATGAAGCAGCCTATGTGACGCGTGAGACGGCTATCAAGACACTACGAGGGCGTCTGTTGGGTATTAATCCGATTACCCATCAACACCGCATGGGCATTCTATGGATGATCTCTTCTCCAAAGGGTCAGGGTTGGCTGGCGGAACGCTGGAAGAAGGGTGATCCGGCCTATCGTGGGGCGCGACCAGACAAATATCTGAGTCTCAGGGCTACCATCTGGGATAATCCTCTTCTGGACCAGGAAGCCATCAATGATGTTATGGCTGATTACACCGAAGCCATGATTCGACAGGAACTCTTCGGAGAATTTCTGGACAATTCTGACGCATTTTTCCCCTATCATGCGATTATGGCCTGTTGTTCAGAGGGACGGCGCGAGGTCAAATGGCTCTACGAACGCATCAATGAGTGGAATGAGACCCATGATACCAAATCTATTCGCACTGATGCTGGTCTTACGGAAGATATTCTGCATTACGAATGTGATCCCCAGGCTGGACATCGCTATGTTGCCAGTTGGGATCTGGGGAAGAAATCGACACAGAAGGGTCGCAATGCCTGTGTTGGTTTAGTCTACGACATTACCCATGAACCCTGGATACAGGTCGCCTTCTTATATAGGGAAGGTATGGGCTATGTTGAGGCCAAAGCCAAGATCGAAGAATGGCATGCCAAGTATTCCTCTGACTATGCAGGTTCCACCTGTAAGACCGTCATTGACTCAACAGGTAAGGGTGATGTGTTAGAGGAGTTTATGCTCAAAGAGCAGACGATCGATGATCTGGAAGGTATTGTCTATTCTGGTGAAAAGAAGCCGAACCTGCTGCATGCGGGTAAGCTCTGCATTGAACGTGGGTTGACCGTCTTCCCGTTCATCAAAAGGACGGTTGATCAGTTGAGCAATTACACCATCTATGACAAGGATATTGCCCAGGATATTGTGATGGCCTACTGCCAGATGTGTTATGCCGCTCGTGATATGACACGTATGTCTCCGCAGTCAGAGAGTCTGCAACAGAAGCTCAATGCGATGCCTCACTACTCTATTCGTCATCCCCAGGCCCGTCTCAACGCTCGCTATATCGAATCACGTGTGCATCGACGGCAGGCCCGACAGCAACAGCTTGGGGGCACTCGTCACCGCTAATTTCCTCCTTTTCCTTCAGTGTTTTTCCTCGTTCCTCTAAAGGATGTTTCCCCTCTATGAATACGATAAAAGTCACCACACGCCCAGGGCCAGATGGACAGCAACATGGGATCTCGCGTTCCCTGGCATTGGGGCGTATCCTCCACTTTGAAGCGCTCATGCGCCGCAGGCTGGGTGAAGTGCGAGCCCAGCGTTACATTCGTCTCTATAACTACTACAGCAACCAGGAGCTGCCTCCTGACAATGTTGATCAGCCTCTCCTGGTCAACTACTTCAAGCAGATTACCGATAAGCACACCTCCTATCTCTGGGGTCAGTGGAAGGAACGACTCTTCTCCTGGCGCGTCACACCTATTGGTAAAGAGGAAATGACACCAGCAGAGGTTGATGAAGCCGTAGCCTATGGGCGCAAGATTAAACGCTTTCTGGACCGTATCTATGATGAGAATTCAGGGAATGTTACCTTCTGGCAAGCATCGAAGAATGGCTGTCTTTATGGCGATAGTATGCTAGAAGTACGCTTTGATGAGGTTGAGCGTCGCATTGTGATTGAGAATGTGCTGCCAGAATATTTCCATGCGATGTGGGATATCTCCAATATGCAGAAGCTCAATGAGGTCATCATTGCCTATCCGATTGATCGTGTCCTGGCCCTTGAGCAATATGGTACCAGTGGCAATGATCAATTTCTAGGCTATCAGGCGGTCAATCCACAGTATCTTCCAGGGATCGGTGTGCTCTGGAAACGCTGGGCTACCACCTCGACCCAGATCTGGGTCGATGACTGTAATGTCATCAATCAGCCAAACCCGTATATGCCACGTGATGAGCAGGGCAATATCTATCCTGGCATTATCCCCTTTATTCATATCCCCAACATGCAGGCTGGCGCTGAATACTTTGGCTACTCAGATGGCGAGAATATGATGCAGCTCCAGGATGAGATCAATCGACGGCTTGCCGATATGGGTGATTCCGTCAATATGCATAGCCATGCAATTGTGACGCTCAAGAACTTTTCGGGCAATACCATGGATCTCCCAGTCGGGCCGGATGCGATCTGGGATCTGGGCCGAGATGGTGAGGCGAATCGACTGGAGGGAACTGGACCTGCCCCTGAGACGATGGAATATGTTCATGAAGTCAAGACCACCATGTATGAGACCTCCTCGATGCCAGAATCAGCCTTTGGAACGCATCGAGGTGGTTCCTCTCATAATTCTGGTATCGCGATTGCGCTAACGATGATGCCAGTGGTTGAGCGTTCTCGAGAGAAAAGGATTCGTTGGGCCAAGGGACTCACGGATCTGGCAAAGATGATCTTCTATATGCTCTATGTTCGGGACCAGGCACTCTTAGAGAGTCAGGGCCTCGACTATCGCCGGGTGCTCATGTACAAGATTGAGCCAGTCTTTGCAGAGATCCTGCCAAAGGATGAGTTACAGGAAGTCAATGAAGCAGTCGCGCTCTATGCCAATGGCTTGCGGAGCCTGGAACGAGCACTGGAAAAGCTGGGTGAGGATGATGTCCTTACTGAAGTACGACGCATTCAGCAGGATATGATGATGAAGGCTCAGATGGGTGGGACAACGCCACCAGCAGAGGGTGGAACGGCTGGCAAAAATAGTGATACTGGTGTGGGTGGGAGTGCTGATCTTCCGGGTGGAATTGGCGCGTCTGCTGGCAAACCCGGTACACTGATCCAGAGCCCTGATCTGGAGTCGGTTGATAATGTCAATCTCTCAAATTCTATCTAATACTAAAGGATATACCGTTTTATGACGACACGCCCAACGCCAACGCGGGGCTCTTCTGAATTACCCTTTGTTGCTCGTCTCTATTATCGCAATCTGGCCCAGACGCCGGAATACTATGCCGGGCCACAATCACCACAGGCGCGTGAGCAGGCACAGCAGAGACATCCACGGACGCCTGCGCTCCCACGCAAGAAGAAAGCGTCTCCCTTCTTCTCTGTTATGGGCCAGTGTGGTCACTGTCATGATCATTTTGATGTCACCTTATATCGCGCACAGCAGCAGATCTTTGTGCAGGAAACCCAGCGTCTCAAGTGGAACCCACAGACGCAGATCCTGCATCATCGACCCGATGTGTGTAATGGGGAGGTTAGCCTCTATGGCTCGCTCGAAACCAGATAACATTCGTTCCAATTCACCGATCTCGCTCCCAACCTGTAGTCTTTCGACGCAATATATTCGGCAGCGCTGTAGTAGCCGCTATCCTCAAGGTTTTGAACGCTACGTTGCATCGAAAGCGCTGCTAGATGATATGCCCGTTCTGGGTGGGGCTGACGATCAGTATGGGGCCAATCCTGATCGCTATCGAACGCTGGAGAAATAGTACTTCTCCTTGCTGGATTAATCACGAGAAACATTGAAAGAAAACACTGAAGAAAGAAGGACTCTATGGATCTCCATTCTACCGGACCACTCACTCACCAGTCAGGCAATGAGCATTCTTCTGGCCGCCAGAGTGATGTGACCACCTATATTCTGACGCATCGCTATACGCTGGCAGCTCAGATCCTCTTGCTTATTGGCTGGCTACTCTTAAATATTGGCATGATCGTTTTTGCGTGGTCGTCGCTACTCAATATTCTTGCCAATGTGCTCTTTGCACTAGAGGCGCTCTTTCTGGTGCCTGCACTCCTGCTTTCCTATGCTCGTAGTAGCGCTCAGTCGTCCTATGTCCTGGCGAAATGCCTTCAACACTTTGAGCTTGAGCGCGATGTCCGAGGTGAACTGTTCGCTGAACTCTCTGATGTCCATCAGGAGATGCGACTCACCTATGAGATGGTCAAAGCTGATTCACAACGGCGTTTTCGTCGTCGTGAGAAAGAGGCTGAACAGAAAAGGCAGAGTCAGGAGCAAGGCGGGGAGCCGCCAACGATAGTCATGAGCAAAGCGGCAGTCAGACCACCGCTCTCATCGTCTGAGTTTGTTCAAGCGTACTACGGAGATTTTCGTGATGGAGATGACTCAGTGCTCAGTTATCCTCCTGATGCACAACCTCTTCCACCCTCTCAGTTCCACTAATTTTTATTCCTCAGTGTTTTCTTGCTGAGGAAGAAGGATGTTTCCCCTATGGCAAAAAAGATGCCTCCTATCCCTAAACACAATCCAACCATCGAGAAAGCGGAAGAGATCGAACATAAAGATCTCGATGATGATGGTGAGAAGGGAGAGTCTGCTGCTCACCGCCGTAAAGTTCTGGGCAAAGCCTCCTCATCGTCAGCTAAAGGCAAGAAGAAGGGTGGCACAACTCCTCCTTTTCCACCAGCCAAAGGGAAGGGGAAACCCTTCCCGCCAGCGGCTGCCAGTTCCGCAAAACCAGCGAAAGGAAAACCGTCCAATGGCTTCCAACCTTTCCCAAAAGGGAAAAAGTAGCACGTCTCAACGTCAGAAGAAGGGCAGTGGCAGCGTTCCTCCGGCGCTCAAGCAGGGACCAAAGATGTCTCGCCCGGCAGCCAAGATGAGTAAGGTCTCCTCGGGTGTTGGCACAAAGGTGTGCCCGGCCTGTGCCAAGGGTGGCAAGACCTTCTGCTCACATATATAAGGAGACAAGACAGTATGAACGATCCCATCAATCAGCAGCAGTCCAGTGATACTCCTCTGTGGTTTGAAAATGATGCTGCTGGAGAATCAAATCCGGTCTACGATCCCTTTGGATCTGATGACACCATTGATACCGAAGATCCGATGACAAAAGGGCAGTCTCATGCCAATCAGGTGCCTGCATTCCGAGCACGAGCGATGACACATTCCCCTCGTCATAAGGTTGGCAACGCTCTCCCATCAGGGATGATTCCAAACCTGACGCCAGGTGCTCGTCGTATTCAGCCCTAAAAACACGGAAAGGAGAGGAAAACAATCATGGCAAATGTCCGTGGAAGGTATTCTTACTACAATAATCATGATCTTCATGATCGTATTGAGCGCGATTTTACGTATCATCCACCGAAAGGGGATCAGCAGGATCGCTATGATATTATTCGTGCAAAGGCACGAGAGTTTGCCCACTTCCTGGTTTCCTATACCCCGGAGTCTCGCGAACAGTCTCTGGCGCTCACGAGACTAGAAGAGTCAGTGATGTTTGCCAATGCCTCCATTGCTCGCAACGAATAAAAGTTGCATGACTTTCATACCACCCGGTAGCATAAGAGCAATGAGAGACTGTTGTACAGTGTTCCCACGATAAGACAAGATCACAGCAGGAGATCTCCTGATCCTGCTCGTTCGTCTCTCATCTCTTTCTTTCTTCTGTGTTTCCTCCTGATGCCCATCCTCCTTCTCTCATGAGCGTGAGGGATACATCAAGAGAGACACACTCTCCACCTTTCACCTTTCTCTTTTGAGGAGCATCCTATGTTAACAGCAGAGTCCACTGGAGATATGCCTTCCCAGGCTAGCGTGGTCGCCCCCCAGACGGGCACTCCGCCAGCCGAAGTGGTCAGCCCAGCCCAGTCTCAACCTTCCTTTTCGTCCAATGCGGGTCTCTCCCTTGCTGATGCCATTACAAAAATCGTCCAGCAAGAAGCCATGATCGCCAATCAGGATCAGCGCATTCGTGCCCTGATGAGTGATAAAGATAAAGCCGAAAACGCTCGGAATAAAGCGATCACAGATTATACCAATCTGTTTGGTGAGTACTCGACGTTTAAAGAACAAACACAGTCGTCCATTACCAGTGCGGCCAATGCAGCCCAGCAGTCCATTGATCGACAAAAGCAACTGGAAATCCAGATGGCAGAACTGCAAGGCAATGCTATCCGAGCCAATGCACTTTTAGAGCGACCTCATCTTGCCGCCTATGCGCAATTTATCCCCGCCTCCAGTGATGCGGAGAAGGTAAAAGCGGCCCTTGATCAACTGGAACAGATCCGTCAACAGGATCTAGTTCGTGCCCAGGCTGGTCAGCCCTATAGCGCGACAACTCCAACGCAACCCGGCTTGCCGTCCCAACAGCAGCAGGTACAAAATCCAGTTGAACCCAATCTTTTGAGTCTCTATGCTGGTCGTAATCTTCCCTTTGCCGCGATGCCTGGAAGCAGCCCGGCCCAGATGAGTCCGGCTGGCACCTCGCCCAATACCCCTGCATCTATCCAGCAGCTCTTTGATGATGCAAAAAACTCAAATGATCCCAATGCCTTTGAGCAGGCTCGTCAGCAAGCCATTCTACTGGCAAACTCGACTATTAACAAACAACTTGGACGCTCCTCGTAGATTTCATTTATTCTCTCCCTCTTTTCTTATTGTTCCCCCGCGACATGCCTGAGAGAAATGTTGCGAATAACCCTCCTGGTTCGCAACATTTCTGTTCATCAGCTCCTCCTGATTGGCAGGTATGTCGTCCCCCTCCCCTCTATGAGGTACACATTCTATGGCCGGATCTATTTACTCCGACTTGATCACTACCAACGCATTGCCTGACGCGATGCGTGTGATTTATTCCAATGAACTTGAATTTACGTCTCGTCCAACGCTGGTCTATGATCAGCCAGCCTTCGTTGAAGAGCGTAATGACTTTGCCGCCAAACGTGGCGAGCAGGTTATCTGGACGATCTACCACCAGCTTGCGCCAGCGCTTACTCCACTCTCGGAGAATCAGGATGTGGAAGGTGGGAGTGTTACTGACCATCAGGTGAGCTTTAAAGTGCAGGAATACGGTTCCGCAATTGGTACATCGGAACTGCTGGACTTACTCTCCTACCATGGTCCAATCTCTAATATCGTACGTACGTTGCTTGCCCCTCAGCAGGCGCTCACGATGGATACCCTGGCACGCAATATGCTCTGGTATGCCCCGAACCGTTCTCTAATGAACTCCTCGCTGTCAGGACCAGCCTTCCATACCTATGTGGGTGGTGTTGCTAACCGCGCAGCGCTTAATCCCTCTGTGAGCCTGATGACCTCTGAGGTCGCTCGTCGTTCGGCCTATAATCTGACAGTACGACGTGTGCCAACCATGGGGACACAGCAGCCATCCTACATCTGTATCACACATCCCTCTGTGACCTATGACTTGCGAGCTGATCCCTATTGGAAGGACGCGCAGTTGTACGCGGGTGCTACGCGGATCTTCAATGGTGAAGAAGGCATGATCCATGGTGTGCGCTTTATTAAGTCTGATCGTGCGCGTATTGCTAATGGTGGTTCGCTCACCGCCCAGAGTACAATCAGCTCTAACTATGCGACTGGCGCAAATAGTGTCGTGGTTGCCAACGTCACTGGCTTTAATGTTGGTGATGAAGTCACGATTCACCACACGGGTGTCTCCACAACCGCTACGATCGGTGGGACCGCAACGACCTGGATCGCCCCGGATGGGCAGGATGGCTCGGCTGAAGAGGTGATCATCGAAACGATCAATTCGACGACGAAGACGATTACCTTCAATCAGCCAATGATCACCAATCATAGTGCCAGTGATTACATCACGAGCGCAATCGATGTCTATCCGATGTGTATGATGGGTGGACTGGCTGCCATGGGTAAGGGCCTGGTGGTTCCCCCGGAGATCCGTGTGAGTCTGCCAGTTGATAAACTTCGCCGTTTGAGCTACGTGGGCTGGTACAGCTTGCTCGGTTATGGCATCATCAGAGATTGGGCGTACGAGGTGGTTGAGTCGCTTGCGTCTGTCAATACTCCCCCGGTCTATAGCTACTAATCCTCAGTCCTTTTCTTTCAGTGTTTTTCTTTCTCTACTAAAAGGAGTCTTCCAGTATGTTCATGCGTGAGAACCGTAAAAAGAATGGGGCACCACAGCCAGAGGCAACTGCTTCTGCCGATGCGTCCAAACAGCGTTCATCCCGTCTGCTCGCCCCCAATGGAGATATCCCGTCTCCCCCGGATGACTGGCGTTTCAACCCGTCCATGTCAACTCCGGCTGCTATTAACGAGGCCCACTATCAGGGTGGGATCAGTGGTGATGGCCCCTATGGGACCTCCTATGAGGCCAAGATCCCGTATGTCGGTGAGATTGCTGTTCACAATGAAGGTGATCGCGCTCTTAAAAACTAGGCGTGTTGAGAAAACACAGAGAGGAAAGAAGGTGATGCACTATGGCAAGTTCTCCAGTTATTGAGTGGCGCTCGGCGACTTCACCCTATGGCGTCCTTTCCTCTCTGGCCTTCTCTGGTACTGGCTATGCTGGCGCGATCGGGATTGGAACAGCCTCCATCTCTCAGACGGTGCGTGTCTACAACAATTTTGCCGGGGCTACTGGCATTGCTGATGCGACCAACTGTGTGATTGCTCTCTACGATGATACGATCCACCAGGGCATTGCAACAGGAAATCCGTCTGTCAATAAGTATGTCAATGTGAAAGTGGCAGATTACAATGGCAATACGCTGGGGGCTGATATCTTCTCCTACTCCATTGGTGGCACTGCCAAGCATGCGATTCCAACCAATGGCGGCACTATCAGTGGCGCAACTGCCAACTACATCACCGTCACTCTACAGGTTATTGTTCCCGCAAATGCCTCGCAAGGCGCGGTTTCACAAGGAATTTGGATTGAGTACAACACCTCAGCCTGAAATAATTCGGCCCAATGATATTCCCGTCTATAACAATCCTCCAATCTGGGCGGTACTCTTCTCCGATGGGACACAGATTCAGAGCACACAGGCGAGCTGGGATAGCTTCTCGACCCCGACAGAAGTAGATGGCGTGACGCTTTCGATCTCACAGAAGACGCTCAACGAACTGGTGCTCTACCTCGATAATGGCAATGCACAACCTATTGTGCTAACACCACCAGTCCCGACCCAGATGTTTGCCTATACCCGTTGGATGGGGACTCCTGGTACCTCAAGCTGGATGTATAGTATGTATGGCTATCTGCTTAATGATACCTATCGAGTGCTCCTCCAGGTGGGATCATCGGGGACCAATGCGATGGTACAGGATCGTACAACGCCCTTTCCTCTCTAGGAGCTTCTCATGGTTCGACGACCCTATCCTCAATTGATGGATCATACGCTGGTCCATCCCCTGACATTACAGGCTGATTCTCCGCAAAGCTCAGAGTTCCTTCCAGTGGCCGCCTGTAATCGTCGCCTGATCAAGAGTGCTGGCGATCGATCGTATGCGGTCTCTGATCTCTCTGTCGCCCCACGTGGCAGTCGTCATCTGCTCTGGTCATCTCAGGGAGGTATCCAGGAAGATGGCACTGCTATTGTTGCCCTCTCTTCAGATCAGCAGAAAGCCGCAGGAACCACCCAGATACCTCTGGATCTCTCGGCCTCAACAACGATCGTGATCATGATTTGTGTGACAGATCTCAAGGTCTCCAGTAAGGGAGAAGGTCTCTCCTTTGGTTTTTCTCTGCTTGATGGCAGTGCTGATTTTCCAGTCTGGACAAGTGCTGTTCAGAAGGATATCGGATCTTTCTATGTGGCAATTGGACAGGGTGTTCAACCGCTTGCCGATAGTTCTGCTGCTACCCCAACAGGGTTGGGCGCAATCACACATCCCTCGGGCTGGTCAGTGACAATGCTTCCCTTTCCTCTGAGTTGTCTTGGTCGTTTCTTCTGGACGGCTTCTGGTGTCCTGGCAACGAGCTGGACGGTTTCTGTCTATGGATCATATGAGTAGGACATACGATGCGTGAGAACTTTGCGAATTTTGCGACCACGCAACTGGCTGCCTCTGTTGCAGCCAGTGACACAACTTTTTCGGTAACGGCTGGTGCTGGAAGTCAGTTTCCAGCAACGGGTCCCTTCCTGGTTCTCATTGATACAGAGTTTTTTCTGATCGCCTCGCGTTCGGCAGATACCTTTACTATCCAGACACGTGGGTTTGATAACTCAACGGCGGCCAGTCATAGTCTGGGGGCTTCTGTGATTATGACGGCCACTGCCTCTATGCTCAATCATCTCTGGCAAAATATTGCAGATACCTTTCATCCAGATGTCCCACCGATCCAGTCTCAGCTTTCAGCAACGGGTGTTCCTACGGGGAGTCCAACCTCCTATGATACAGAGTTTGAAAGTGCTGGGGCCTGGACCATCTATCCAGCGAGCCCGTCAGGTGGCTCTATCTGGTCCATCAACACGGCACTCCGTTCACATCTTCTGCTCTATCGAGGGGGCAATGACTCAACGCTCTATACAGCGTATGTCCCCTTTACATATAGTGGGCAGTTTGTGGTCACAACCAAGATTTTTGATGGAATCTCTATTGCGCAAAATGGAAGTTCGAGCGTCTATGTTACCCTTTTTGTCTCTGATTCCAGTAATCCGGTATCATCAGCAGACTCAGGAAATCGTGTTCGGTGTGAAACGGTGTTTAATGGGGGGACAGGCCAGAACTCTCTGCTCAATTATGGGTCTCGTTATGCACGTACCCTGATAGATACTGCCGGATCAGCTTCAATCATTGGTCCTTTAGTCCCGCTTGATCCAAGTCTTCCTGTCTATCTCCGCATCAACTATTCTGGTGCGAATTTTCGTACCTATATTGGCAATGGCACAACCTTTATCCAGCTTGTAACCTATGCAAACTCGAACTTTACTCCACGTTCTATCGGGATACAGTTTGCCAGCGGTGGAATCAATCTCAGTCAGACCTCGGCAGTAGACTTTGTGCGGTTCCAACTTGGCACGACAGGACAGGCATATGGTCCTTAGTCAGGACAGGGGGAAAACTCTGAAGAAAAGGGGAGAGAGGATGGTCGTTGTTCTATGAGTGCCAGTCGATTGCCTCTTGGTCAAAATATTCTGGGGATCTCGCGGCTGGGTGATGATCTGACAACGCTGCTCTATCCACGCAGTAATGCGCTTGCCCTCTCCTATACTCTTGCCCCTTCTCAGTTTGCGCTGCCTCTTCCCATAACCTATACCATCCAGAAACCACATGTTGCGCCTCTGTTGCTCTACTATCTGATTACCCCTGTAACCAACTTTGCCATTAATGGAGATGGATCAATTATTGCGCCGGATCGTGTGACCCCGGTTCTTCCTCCTGTTGCGGGTCGCACACTTACGGCTGCGCCACTGCTTCAAGGCTTTCCCCAGATTGCCTGGCAATATACCGCCCTGTCCTGGTCAGAGTGGCAGGCACTAATTGCGCACTATGATCCCAATAATACGGTGGTGACGATTACCTACCCGGATGAGACGGGATTCTGGGTACAACGACAGGCCGTGATGCATCCTCCCTCCTATGGTGAGATGAGCACTGTTCTCATCCTTAACGCAACCCTGAGCTTTTCTATTTTGCCTTCATAACGAAGAAGGAGTCTGTACACTTATGTCTGACTTTGGATCTCTCACCCTCCAATATAATACCGGGACAGATTCATCTCCAACCTGGACGGGAACGGCGATCGCCTTTGGTGGTACCAGTGGGGCCAATGAGCTTCGCTGGGCCACCAGTGGCGCGACAACCACCACACCCTCAGCAACCTGGCCCTTTCTCTCTCGTCCTGCCTCTGGTGTGAGTGCTATCCCTCAACTCTGGGCCTTTTCGACCGATACCAGTGGGCAGCAGGTTGCTACCTATGATGGCACCAATAGTAAGGCTAATGTCTTTCGCTGGTCCTTTGACAACGCTGGTACATTGGTCTCTGCCTTTACTCTGACCGCCTATGGAGACAACACCCATGCTGCCGCCAGTCCTGGTTCTCAGCCGGGTGGACAATCAGGAAGCCCGATGATTAATGGCAGCAGCGATACCTCTAATACGTCGTACCTCAAGGCGAATGCCTATGGCTTTGGGGTTGATACCTCTGGTACCCAGCAAACGCCTCTCTCTGGTGCGGCTGGAAGCTCACTTTCCGCGACCAGTGGTGCAGCGGGGGCGGCTACCACTGCATCAGCAGCATGGCTCTCTAGCTGGCAGTCACTTCAGGCGACCACCCAATACATTCAGGACGGGGCGATCTGTAAAGCGCTCACAGCCGGCTACTGGTACTTTACGCTGGCGCTCTATATTGGTGCTGGCATGAGTACGGGAACGCTTCAGCCGGTCCTCTCGCTCTCCTATAGCTTTAGTTAGTGCGTTCATGAAGACAAAGGAACACTATGCCTCATCTTCTTCCTTCCGTGTTTGGCTCGCTGGTGGGCAAGATCTTACCTCACCGCACCTACTGGGCGGCAAAACTCTCAACAGGCGCATGGGTCTGTGAGCTCGATCACCGTGATGATCTGAGCCATGGGACACGTCGTTCCTTTGACTGGAGTTTGGATCTGGTCGATACGGGGGATGTCCTCAAGATTACAGAACTCTGGCTCTTCTGTCCTCCTTCACGTCTTTCTCCTCTGGGCTCAACGGCTCGCCTGCCAATTACTGAGCCAGGAACTGCCTTCCAGTTTACCTTCTCACGTGTTGATGCCTTTGGTGCCTGGGGAAAGACCATCCAGCATCGGATCATTGGTCGGGTGATAGATAAAGCGCGAGGGGAGTGTGAGTATGTTGTCTACGATGGTGAAGTTGGAGGGATGTCTACACCGATGACCAATAACGTGTATGACTTCCAGGGATGGCGTGAAGGTATCCCTCGGTTGGGTCCTCTCAATGTTGAAGTCCTGGGGTTACGCCTATGAGTTATGCCTCAATAGTGCTTGCGGATCATCCAACGGGCTTCTGGCAACTGGGTGAGGCAAGCGGAACCAGCGCGGCTGATAGTTCTGGCAATAGCTATACCGGCACGAATAGTAGCACTGGGATCACCTATGGTACTGCCGGTCCTCTCCCACGCAATAGCTCGACTGGTTATACTTTTGATGGAAGTAATGGGATGGTGACACTTCCAACATCCTTTAATCCGACCGGGTGGACGGCCTTTTCCATTGAGATATTTTTCAAGCCTGCCACAACTATCGATTATACCCAGTATCCTCGTCTGGTCGGCAACAACTGGCTCCAGAGCACATCAATTAAAGGCTTTGAGTTGCTTCTGTGTCCAGGAGGAGCAAATGGGGCGGCTAATCTTAATATTGGCTGTAGCAATGGCGCATGGCCTGGGATTACAGTCACACAGGGAAGTGGTGGCACCGGCACCTTTACCAAAGGGCAATGGTATCATCTGGTGTGTACCTGGAATGGGGCCACGGCTGATAACTATGCCTATGTGAATGGTGTACAGACGAACTATGAAACGAATCAGACCGGGGCGATTGCCAGTGTGACAGCAAACCCGGTCTATATTGCGCATGTGCCTAATGTCTCTAATTTTGCAGGAACCATTGCCTTTGTAAGCATCTGGAATACGGTACTCTCTGCTCAGCAGGTGGCGAATCATTATCGGGCAGCCACCACCCTTGATCTTTCCACACGGCTTCGTCTTTCTGCCTCTCGTCTTTCCATGCTCTCCACTCGAATGCGCCTCTCGGCTGCTCGTCTCTCAGCAACTTCGATGCGGCTTCGACTCTCGGTACCACGGCAACTGTCGCTGGCAATGCGCCTCGCACTTCTGGCAGCCCAGAGTAGTCAGAGGATACTCGCATCTCGAATACGTCTACAGGCGCAGGTACAACGGGACGAAACATTGAGGATAAAGGTAGGGGCATTGCAACAACGGCTGCTGACACTTCGTTCACGCCTCTCGGCACTACAGCAGCATGATGCATCGACCCGGCTCCGTCTCTCCGCGCTTCAACGCTCGCTGCTCACCACCAGGCTCACCCTTGTCGTCAGTCGTATGACCACGCTTCGGCTCCGTCTGGGTGCCTCAATCCTTCCACTTCTCTCACTCCGAGCTCGTCTTCAATCGACAATGCGGCAGCAGATTGCACTTCGACTGATCGTAACTGGTTTTCTGACCCATCATCTTCCTGATATCCAGGGTGGGACAGCCATCATGGTGCCACTGGTGCCATCATCGCTCTCTGGCCCCTATCTGGTGAGTGGCGTGGCACTTGATCCCCCCGTCCAATGTAGTGCCCCACAACTTCAAGGTGGTATGGTCCAGACAGGGGCACGCTTTGAGCTGATCTTTCAGTCACCCTCGCTGGCAACGCAGCAGGCGCTCGCAACAATGAATGTCCCACAGGCGATGCAGTTCTATTTAGCAACGGGTAAGCCTGTCACTGGTCAGGTGGTGATTACCTCCTGGCAGGTTGGATCTGTGTTATTGGTGCAATGCACTCTGGCGCAACCAGTGGCAACGACGCCCTGGGTCATCTCAACGCAATTCTTCTAATCTTTTTTCTTCTCACTGTTTCGTTCCTTTGGAGCATGCTTTTATGCAAATCACACAACCCTATAGCTGGCCTGCCGTCAACTGGCCTGATGGAAGCACACCAGCGACCCAGTACACGATCTTTCGCGTCTATCCTGATGTTACCCCAACTATTATCGCGACAGCTACCACGACCACTGCTCAGATTGTCTATGATGACACTACCGCAAGTGTGTACCAGATTCGTCCCTCAGCCGGGACTGATCCCAATGCGACCTATGGACCGGAGGCTGCCACCTTTGTCATCGGTACTGTCTCCTGCCGCGCATGGCTCCGTCAACGGGTGAGACAGGCACTGGCTGACCGCTTAGATGCTGGAACGACGGTGACGTGGCCCGATGATGAGATCAATGGCTATATTGAGGATGCGATTACGGAACTAAATGTGCTCTTTCCTGTTGAGCGGGGAGACTTGACTATTCCCCTTCTGCAAAATGAGCGAGACTACCAGCTCCCCTCGGACTTCTTCCAGATCAATACGGTCTGCTTCAATACGATGGATGGACATCTGCAACTCTTTTTGAAAGAAATGCCATTTCGCGGTGGTGAGAGTACGGCAACCTCCTATATCGGCTATCCAAAGTTGGGGATACTGCTGCCGCCACGTGGGGGTCGCTTCTATACCGGGCACTTTGATATCTACGATGGGGCTCTGCATTTAGACTGGGACCCAACGGATGTCGGAGATACCCTCATTGTACGCTACTATGGCAGGAGAGCCATTCCTGTCAGTGATGCTACCCTTCTTGATGACTTTTCCAGTGATGATCTGACACTCATCCTGCTGCGTACCCAGATGTCCTGCTGCTACCGGATTGAGGCTCAGGATAGCCGGTTGTCGCGCTGGATCGATACCAAGAAGCGTGATGATATGCCAACGATTCGTCATTCAGCCGCAATCAAACAGCTCTACGATCAAATCGTCAATGATCGTCGGGAACAGCGTCCACGTGTGCATCGGCTTGTTCGTCGGTAGGCAAGCAAGAGAAAGAAGAAGAAACTCATGGTAGCACAACCGAGTCCCGCAATCGATGTCAACATCCTCTCAGCGCTTCAGGTGCTTTTTCAGCGTGAGCTTATCACCAATCTGGTCGGAGATCCAGGGGCGTTGCGTACGCTCAAGCAGATGGATCTGCAAGATGATCCAACACTGACGGCACCCTATCTGACGTATGCGCCAGAGAAGGAGAAGTCGATCACGCTCATCTCGGGTGGTGAGCAGGAAAAGCTCTACGGCAGCGCTGAGATCGGTGGCCCGATTCGCTACCTCCATCACTACCGGGCCACCTTTGGCACACCACAGCAGCCCACCAGGGACACTGCCAGGGCCATGATTACCACGCTCGGCAAACGGATCAGGAATGCCATTATTCTGGGATCGGATCTCTCAAATCTGCTTACGTCAGGCCAGCTTCAAAGTGCTGATGAGAGTGAATATATTGAGGGACAGAACTATCTGCTGGTGCCAACGCTGATCTATGATATCTTTGGTGGTGAATCTACCTTCTATGGCAAGGGGGAAATCCACTGGGTCTATCCAGTCTCCTATCAGGTGCCAGGGAGACTTGCGCTGTATTAGTATGACACACTGATCCTGTCCTGATGCATTTACTTTTTCCGTCAGTTCTTGTATCATACGAGGCAAGTTTACCGCTTTTTAATTGATCTGAAAGGAACTGAACGGTGAAAGGATTTTACCGAACGTCTCTCATTGTATGCACGCTGATCAGCGTGTTTTTTCTTACTTCCTGTAGTGCAAATGCTTATCAGGACAATCCCGTTGGCTATAACTTCTTGTTCAAACTTGATTCGTCAAGCTTCACAAAGACGATTACGCCACCAGCGGATACAACAAAAGCAAAAGTATATGCTCATGTGAAGGATTTGGGCATTGGCTCAACACTGGCAGGCTTTATTACAAAATATGGGGCACCGCTCAAAGCCTCACAGCCACCCACGATGTATGTGTTTCGGGCTTCGACGCTTGATGTCTTTCCCAAAGGTTCGACGATTATCGTGAGCCTGGAGAATGGGAATCAGGATATGGTGCCTCGAGTGGTGCAGATCTCGTATGTGGCTGGAGATAATCACCCAACGACATATGCTCAAGCGCAAACCATCGCGGAGAGCTTTCTGCCTGATGATATTGTGGGACCCTCCACGATCAATAAGTTTAATGGGAATACGGCGGTGTGTCTCTCAAAAAGCTATAGTAGTGCTGCACTCTCGACCGTGTTTCCTGCCCAGGATTTTACGGCAGCCGATGGGAGTGTTGCCAAAGCAGGAACCGTTGTAGCGAGTTTCTTTCCCCACTTTTCACATCAGGATCAATATAATAATCAGCAACAAGAGCATACAGGGTCAGGATACGACCCGGACACCAGTGACACGATAAGTAGCGTGTTAATAACACCGGGGACAAAGCCGTACTGTTAAGAAACACTGAAGAAAAAAAGTTGAGTCACATTCATGGAAGACCAGGCGTTATTGAGGAAAGGAGGGATGGAACGATGTTTATTAGAACCCAACGAGATCTTAATATACTCAGTCGTGAACATGGATCAGATCAAATTCTCTGTACCTATTGTGAACAACTGGTTGGTGTTCCACCAGCGATCTCGCTCAATCAACGCCAGATCTATCATCTCAAATGTGCAATGAGTGTTGTTTATAGTATCCTTAGTGATCTCTCAGGGTATCGTTGTGACATTATAGATACTCGCTAAGGATTAAAAAACAAGAGGGCAGGGCTAGATAATACGCATCTAGCACCTGCCCTTCTTTTTCTCATATACCTGCTTCAAGTCACTTTTCGTCCATCCATGTCCGAACGTTTTGCCACCGATGTTCTCCAAACGCCTGATCTCCAAGGGCATCGAAAAGATCTGGATTGGTGAGAAGCCGAGAAAGAGCACTCTCACGAGCCCAGAAGTCACAGATATCCTCTCGTGTGGTCATCTTCTGAACCGCGAGGATCTCTATCCGCTTGGCATCTCCATCAAACTCATACCCATAGCGAATGCTTACATCATTCTCAAAATGCGCAATAGCCTCTATGAGTAACTGATCAGGATTGCGATGGTAGAACCATGCTGCAAACATCATGCAAAATTCTCTCAGATCTGGCTGGCGTGGATCTTGCGTTACTTTCGTGAATTGTTCCACCATCGATACTGGAAGCTGATACTCCTTTATCTCTGAAGCGTGCATTTGAGCAATATATATAATACAAACATCATCTTTTGTTGCTGGCTCTAATCCATTCATCGTTTCGTTTCCTCCTTTCTCTTTGCTGTTACATTCCTGGAGATGAGTGCCACTTGAGTGCAT